AACACTAAGGAGTAAGTTATGGAGTATAGCGAAGAAGATATCAGAGAAGCAGTAGATATTGCAATAGGTGATGATGGTTACAAGAGTAATAAAGTAATAGAAATATTAAAACAATTAAGGAGTGAACAATCTATTCCAAAAGTTGGGGGTAGTTTACATTGGATTTCAGATAGATTAACTAGCTTATCAAAAGAACTAAAGGAGTACACAGAAAGTGGAAATTAAATTAGAGAGCTATGAAGTCGGAGATGCATTAATAAATTATATAAAAAATAAATATAATATTAATGTTAAAATATCTGAAGACTATGGACAAAATATGTGGTTGGAAACTAATGAACGTGTTTGGGCTTACGAAAAACATAAGAACGGAAAAGTAAAGATTCATCCAGAACATGGTCATAAAATAGTAGACTATGATAAATCTACTTGGAACAGAAAATTTGAAAGTATAGGCGAGATGTCTAGTATAACTTTTGATGTTGAACCAATAAATGAGGAGCAAACAAGTGAGTAAATTAAAAGAATACAGATTAGAAAGAAGAGTTATGTCAGTAGAAGAATGTTATGTCGAAGCAGAGTCTTGGGAAGATGCTGAAGAAATGGGTATTGACGAAGACGATTGGGAATTTATATATGACGAAACAGAGATTTATTCAGAGGAGATAGAGAGTGGATAAATACAAAGACGTTAAGAAAATAATAGATCATGTAAGAGTATTGAAACAACTTGCGATGAATACATGATTAAACAAATAGTTTGTATTTTAATTTCAAGGTTATTAAATCCAGACACAGTCCAAGAAACAGCAACTTTAATGTCAGGTCTTGCAGAGGCAGAACAAGAAGCATTAGATGCGCTAGATAAGGAGGAGATAATTCATTGATTAAATGTAGTACTTGTAATAAAAAAGCTGTAATAAAACATGGCACACTAGGAGGTTGGATGTATAGTTGTGCTACCTGTGAACTAAATAGAATGAGGAGGAGTGATGAAAAGATCAAGAACTAAAGCGTATGTTATGACCGTGGAAAAAGGAGATACACTAGGAGAATATAGACTTAATGTTTTACGAGATACAATTAAGTTTATTAATAAGCACATAAGGAGGAAACTTTATGTAAAACTTCATGGTAGATTTGGTAAGAACAATCCTAATCTACACAAGTACACATACCCTAGTGGTTTTATTAACTGGAGAGAATGCAGACTCGAAGATGCTCAACGAGTAGACGTTTACATTCACGAAAGATAAACTTGACAAAATTTAAATTGATCTGTATAATCTACAGAGTTACTACAAAACGGAGTAAGATATTATGTATAAAACATTATCATTAACAATAATTGTTGCGTTAATTGTAAATGCTACAGTATTAAGTTTTTATAATAACTATATTAAAGAACAGTTAAACAATCAAAACGCTTCTATAAACTACACAGACTCTATAATACAAGATATAAAAAGAGATATCTCAGATATTGAAACAAGAACTGCTCAAGCTATATCTAGTAATGAGTTGAGAAACGCTTACATATCTATTGAAGATAATAAAAGATTCTTTGAATATGAAGTTAAGATGTCTAGAAAAAGTATCGAAGAATTTATCGGCAATCTTAATGCAGATATGGAACAAATAAACACTACAATCAATAGTGTAATTCAAAACGATTCAACTTTAAAAGAACAGATTCAGTATGTTTTACAGGAGATAGAGTTATTAAAAATAACAGAAGAGCCTGTAGCTGCACCAGTTCCTTTAGAAGATATACGAGGAAACGTAGAAGAGAAAAACACTACAATAGAATCCTATCCTAAAAAGGATTGTAGTTTTTCTTTAAATCCTGGTGAAAAGAACAGCACTAAAGGAATACAAAGAGCAGTCGATAGATCTAAAAGAAAAGGAAGTTATAATTTAACTGTTCACTTTGATATCAATACAAAGGGTGAAGCGGTTGTTTCTAGTGTTGTTTCTAATAAAGCACCTTCAAGATTAGAGAATGCTGTGAGTAGTTATGTATCTAATCTTCCCTTTATAATTAAAGATGAAGCACAAACTAAATGTGAAATGTCTTTTAATTTAAAAGTTATATAGAGCTTGACAGGAGTAATGAGGAGCGTATAATTTCCCCATGATGTCACAAATCTTTTTAATATTGTTTTACCTCTTTATCTCCTTATGTATCTTATCAAAACAGTATTAACTGGTAACAGACTAGCTAGTGGTCTAGTGAAGAGAAACCACTCCTAATTTTTAACAGCCAACTAAAGAGGAAATGATTATGGCAATAGAAAGTGGACTAGCTTATTGGGCTAGTGTTAGAAATCCTAATCTCAAATACGAACCTGTCTACACAGTAGACTTAGTAGTTGATGAGGAGGTTGCATCTAAGTACGAAAGCAGAGGCTTTAAAGTTAAGACCTTAGTTGTAAATGATGAGGTTGTTGGTAAGGCTTTAGTTATAAAGCGCAAAGTCAATGGCCCTAATGGTATGGTACGCAAACCACCTAAACTTGTTGATGCTCAAAAGAACTTAATAGAAGATGATGTTCTTGTTGGTAACGGATCAGGAGTTAAAGTACAGTTTAATGAGTGGGAAGTTGATAACAAGTATGGTAAATTTAAGGGATTAGATTTCCAAGCTATGCAAGTTCTTAACTTAGTATCTTACAAAGCAGGAGATGGCGATGAGTTTGAAGCTGTCGCGTCTGATTCGGAGGATTTCTAATGACAGAAGAAAACCAAGCATCTATTATTATTGATGGTGTGCAGATAAATTCTGACGAGTTATCAGAAAATGCTAAACACATTATAGTTAGATTACAAAGTTTGCAGAATGACAGAAATCTTTTAGCTCAACAAGTTCAAGAGAAAGACATACTGCTTACTGCTTATCGTAACGAACTCATTTTAGATTATCAAAAAGATAAACCAGTTGAAGATAATAAGGAGGAAAAAAAAGAAGCAGTAAAATCTAACAATTAACTAACATAAAGCTAGTCATTTCTTAAAGGTTGTACGAACCGAAGATAGTTAAGAAGTGCCTAGCTTTTTTATAAGGAGATAAAATGTCAAACCCACCACTTAAATTTGTTAAGAAATATCAGCCTTGTCCTGACTGTGGGAGTAGTGATGCCCTTTCAATTAATGCAGATGGCTCTACCAAATGTTTTAGCTGTGAAGAGTTTGTTGCTAGGAAAACAAATAAAGAAAACTTTATAGATCAGGACGAACTAAATATAATCAGAGAAGAACCAAACCAAGAAGGAGTATTCGCTCCTTTATCAGACAGGCAAATATCTTTAGAGACTGCTAAGAAATACGGAGTCAGAATATCTTACGATACTAAAGGAGTCATAGCCAAACACCACTACCCTTATTCTATCGACAGCGAAAGAACTTCTTACAAAGTTAGAAACACAGCCAAGAAAGATTTCTATTGGAAAGGTTCTCCAAAAGAAACACAACTGTTTGGACAGAATCTTTTTAAAGAAGGAGGCAAGTACATTACAATTGTAGAAGGAGAGTGTGATGCTATGGCAGCCTATGAATTACTTGGTAGTAAGTGGGCTGTAGTTTCTATAAAGAACGGAGCTAGTGGAGCAGTCGCTGATATAAAAGAAAACTTAGAATATGTAGAAAGTTTTGAGAACGTGGTTCTTTGTTTCGATACAGACAAGCAAGGAAAAGAAGCGTCACATAAAGTAGCAAGACTTCTAAAACCAGGTAAAGCTAAAATCTATACGCTACCTACTGGATACAAAGATCCTAACGACATGCTTAGAAAGAAAAGACATCTTGAGTTTACGAGCTGTTGGTGGGATGCTAAAGTTTACACACCTACAGGTATCATTCGAGTATCTGAAAAACAACACGAGTTTTTAAACAGAGATAAAAAAGATAGTGTTCCTTATCCTTGGAAAGGCTTAAATAAAAAGCTGTATGGTATGAGACAAGGAGAACTTGTAACCCTTACAGGCGGTACAGGACTTGGTAAGAGTTCAATAACAAGAGAGCTAGAGCATTGGATTATAAATACTACAGAGGACAACGTAGGTATCATAGCTCTTGAGGAAGATTGGAAGAGAACAGTAGATGGTATCTTATCTATTGAAACTAACTCACGTTTATATATCGACCATATTAGAGATGAACATTCTCAAGAATATCTTACAGAAAAATACAATAATTTATTTGGTAATGACAATGTATTTATACACGCTCACTTTGGAACAAACGACATTGAAGCTATCTTTAATAAACTTAGATACCTTATAGTTGGTTGTGATTGTAAGTGGGTAATCGTAGATCATTTACACATGCTTGTTAGTTCTCTGGCAGAAGGAGATGAACGTAGAGCTATTGATAATATTATGACAAGACTCCGTAGCATGGTAGAAGAAACAGGAGCAGGTTTAATATTAGTATCCCACCTCCGTAGAGTAGAAGGAAACCGAGGGCATGAGAACGGAGTTGAAGTAAACCTATCTCACCTTAGAGGTAGCCAAGCAATCGCACAACTATCTGACTGCGTTATAGCATTAGAGCGTAACCAGCAATCTGATGATGAATTAGAATCTAGAACAACTAAACTCCGAGTACTTAAATCTAGGTATACTGGTGATGTAGGTATGGCTACTGCGTTAGTTTATGATCACAACACAGGCAGGTTATCTGAAGAGTACAACGAGTTTCAGTTAAGACTAGATGACAGCGAGGTGGACTTCTAATGAAATTAGTATTTGATATAGAAACAAATGGTTTGTTAAGAGAGACTAACTCAAGATATTATGATGAAGAACAAAACAAATGGTTAGATATTATTATACCTCAATTAACTACTACATGGTGTATCGTAACTATTGATGAGAACAATAAACAATATATATTTAGACCAGATCAAATTAAAGAAGGAATAGATTTTTTAAAATCTGCTGACACTTTAATAGGACATAACATTATAGGGTTTGATATACCTGCTTTGGATATATTATATGGTGTAAACCTATATAACTATTGTAAGGTAATAGATACGTTAGTATTATCTAACTTACTTAATCCCAGTAGAGATAAAGGTCACGGATTAAAAGCGTGGGGAGATAAGTTTGGATTTCAAAAAGGAGATCACAATGATTTCAGTAAGTTCTCCGAAGAGATGTTGACATATTGTATAAGAGATACCGAAATAAATGTTAAAGTTTTAGAAGCTCTGCGCAAAGAAAGCGCAGGGTTCAGTAAAGAAAGCATTGACTTAGAACACGACACAAGAAAAATAATAAGCAAACAAATAGAAAATGGTTTTGCTTTTGATTATAAAAAAGCCAGTATTCTTTTAGCTGAACTCACACAAAGAAAGGCAGAAGTGGAGGAGCAGGTTAAGAAAACATTTAAACCTAGAGAAACAGAACATATCGTTTTAATTAATCATAAAGAAAATAAATTAAAAGATGGAAGCTATTCTAAAAGAATGGGTTACGACCACTTCAATAAAAAAAGAACTCAGTTATCAGAAGAAGAAAGAGAACTTGTTAAGTCAGGATGTGTTACTTCTTTTAAACGAATACAGATTACTGAGTTTAACTTAGGATCAAGAAAACAAATAGGTGAATACTTAATAGAGTTTGGTTGGAAGCCCAACAGGTTTACACCAACAGGACAACCTATTGTAGATGAAGCAACACTAGAAAAAGTTAAACACATACCAGAGGCTAAACTTATTGCAGAGTTTTTACTTCTTCAAAAACGTATAGCTCAAGTACAATCTTGGCTAGATTCTGTAGCTAAAGAAGACGGAAGAATACATGGTAATGTTATTTCTAACGGAGCTATCACAGGGCGCATGACGCATTACAATCCCAATACTGGTCAAATTCCCAGTACTAGAAAACCATATGGAAAAATCTGTAGAGAATGTTGGACTGTTGATAAAGGTAATGTCCTATTAGGAATAGATGCTTCTGGTCTTGAGATAAGAATGTTAGCACACTATATGAAAGATAAGGAATACACAAATGAAATCATTAACGGAGATATACACACCTCTAATCAAAAACTTGCTAGACTTAAATCAAGAGATCAGGCGAAGACATTCATCTATGCCCTCATGTACGGAGCAGGAGATGAAAAA